AGTAATACCCTTACCAAATGAAAGTAAAGATTTTCTAATTCCGTTTATACTGTCTCTATTTTTCTTTAGTGATTTCATTTTATGCCAGTACGTTATATTGTGCTAATGCACCAAGGATATATGGATTGTCTGAATTTGATGAAGGAATTGAAACTCCAGGACCTTTTGCAATACTTCCAGAACTTACATTCACCTGCTGTTGACCACCTCCAGAATCCATTGGTATTGGCATAGGTACAACATTTATAGATTGGTTATCAGTTGATTGAGATACATTTTTAATAATATCTTTTTTGTCTTTATAAATTGGTACAATATCGGTAGGCATTTTTCCTGTTCTACCAATTTCCCTTTCCTCTTCAATCATTTTGAGGATTTCAGGATCTGTTACCTTCGCACCAACCTGGTTTTCAGGACGTGATTCTCTTTCAGCAGTTTTCTTCCTAAATTCTTGCTCTCTACTTGTAGGTAGTAAAGAACTTTGTGGTTTTGACTGCGATTTTGGTTCAGATTGAGGATCTTTAAACGGTATGACATCAAGTGGAATAGGACCCTTTGGTTGAGGTTCAATATTGTCACCTTTGTCGTTTAAATTACTCTCATCAGTATTATTGCTTCCTTCTATTTCAGGTTTAGTGGGATTTGGTTGGATATCAGTTTTATTTTCTTCATTTTCTTTCTGTTTTGATGGTGGTTGTATTTTTTCTTCTTCTCTTCTTCTCTTCATCGATGTTGGTGTACTATCAGTAATAATATTTTTCCACCATTCATAATCAATATTTGGTGCTTCAGATTCTGATGAAGGTTTTACTTCACTTGGTGTAGATTTTGAGGGTTCTATGGCGGGATCTTGATTTTGATTTTGATAATCAATTTTTGGATCAGGATTCTCTGGTCCACCTTCACCATCGGGTGAACTTGGTGTAGAATTTTCCTGCAACCAATTTCTAAACCCATTCCAAGCAGGTTCTCTAAAAAATGTTATTCCTCCCAGAACCGCAAGAAGTGCTCCAACTTTAAGGAAACCTAAACTTAAACCTCCAGTTGCAGCTTTAACTGCAAGACTTAGACCTACAAAACCACCAACTGTTAGTAATACTTGATTCTTGATTTCTTCTAATTTTTCAGTATTACCTTCTGCAAGTGCTTTTATTGTTTCCACTCCCTTAAATGCTAAGAAGGCACCAAAAAGACGTGTAAAAATATTACTCAAACCAGACAAAGAAGACTGTGCTTTTGCACCTAATTTTCTAATAGGTTTAAATGCTGCTACTGTTATCTTCTTCTCAATTGCACTTTCTTTTCCTTCCCTTAATTTTTGTTGAGCAAGTTTTGTCTCTAATATTCTTTCTTGATTTTCTTTTTGTCTCTCTAATGCTTGAGAAGTTGCTAAATTATTTCTTACCGCTTGTAAAGAACTTGATAATTGATTTACTCTTGCAGACAAATTTTCGACTTGTCTTGACACCAATCCAAGTTGAATTGAATTACTGTTTAATAATGCTTTTGATTGTGGATCAATCTCAGTAACAGTAGGATCTGATCTGCCAGTAAATGCACTAGCAGAAATTCTAGATCTTCTTGCTATTAGTGGTGAAATTTCAACCATTCATCTGTTGGTGTTGTGCTTTTAAATTTTCTTCCTCAACGTGCTGTTGTAATAGAGAAAGATATATATCTTTCTCCCACGGAAGCATATTCTCAAGTTCTGTCAAGCTATATTTATGGTGTTGCATCAGTGCAAAATTAATTCTAAAGTATGACTCAAGATCAGTATGAGCCATACTTATACGAAAAAACTTGCTAATCCCTCAAGTACAACATCATTTTCTACTCCAGTATTTGGATTTGTTACAGTTATTGTATGGGAAAGTTTTGGCATTGTTTCAAAGAAATTTTCAATTTGTTTGAACTGCTTAGAACTTAATTGCTCGACAAATTCTTTAAGTTCTTTTTTAGTACAATCTTTGATTGACCATGATTCTTCTTCATTGTAAATTTGTTCAATACAAGACATTACAATTTCAAAAGTATCATCAACACTAATATCGCTTAATGCAAAATTACTCTTGATAAACTCTTCCATTGATGGATACTTTAATCTCATCGTTAAGGTATCATCAAGTTTAATATCTTTGCTATGTTTCTCATCAAATATAACTTGAATTTCATCAAGTGCAATTATTGTAGGTACTTTAGTTGTGTTATCATCAGGACAAGTAATAAGGACTTCTACTTCTTCTCCTACAGATTTTCCTCTAATATTTAAAAACAAATATTCAATATCAAATGTTGAAAGATCTTCTACTTTTATACCGCGAGTAATTATACAACTTTTAATAACATCGTTGACAGCACTGGCAATAGTATTCATATCTTCGCTTTCCATAGCAATGATAAGAACTTTTTCTTCTTTAACAAGGAAAGGTCTATATTTAATCTTCTTTCCAGTTGAAGGGATTGTCAACTCATAGGTTGGAGTTGAAATTTTTGGTAAAGGCATAATATCCTAAGCAATTCATTAAAATTATTTATTAGGTAGTTCTGGACCCACCTCCACCCGATGCAGCAGAAATACCTTCAGAAATAATAGTTGATCCACCCGATCCACTATTTAAAAATCTACCATCAGCAATCAACCTTTGAACACCATCAAGATCCGCATTGAATGGTCTCTGAGCAAACCCATTGATGTCATCAAGTCTATCAAGATTTTTTGCTCTGACCTGTTCAGCAAATGATGGTTCATCATTGTTATCTCGTTTAAGAAGTTTATCGACTGATCGTGATCTTCCTGCAATATGTCTATCATAATTAAACGTTGCAGTTGCTTTTAAGACTCTAGATCCCTCATATGATACTGTAGATGCATCCAAAGAAATTGGAAACATTCCAATAAATCTATACTCAAGATAATTTTTATAATCTCGTTCAAATTTTACAATTCTAGTTTCATCACACTTATATTGATTTGGATACCTCATTCTATAGTAATATCCATCTTTCAGAGGATCTGCATTATCACCAACTGTACTACCATTGGACATAAATTCTAACCAATGTTCCAAAAACTTTATTGACTTATAATCGTCATCAACATAAAAATCCATTGACATTTGTACAAATGTTCTTGTATGTGCAAATTTTTCTGCGACACCAGTATAATTTCCAATTACATCTGCGGTTGCATAACCACTTCCAGGTAAAGACGCTCTACAACATAAAAGTGATAATTTTTCTTGTGCATATCTATTATCAATTCCCTTTCTTTTTAAATAAGTGCTTAGATTGGGATGAAAACCACCGAATGTTACTGCAAAATGAGATGTTTGTGCAACATTACTAAGTGTGGGTTTAATTTGGGATATCTTTTTAGGAAACGGTCTAGCCACTCTAAATATCTTATAAGTGATTGTTTAGTTATTTAGATGTCATATAAGGGAAAATATCAACCATCCCATCCAAAAAAATATAAGGGTGATCCAACCAATATTATATACCGTTCTCTGTGGGAACGTAAATTTATGGTTTACTGTGATAACAATGAAAATATTATAGAGTGGCAATCAGAAGAATTTTTTATTCCATATCGATCACCAATTGATAATAAAATTCATAGATATTTTCCAGATTTTTACATAAAATATAAAGATATAAATGGTAGAGTTAAATCATCATTGATAGAAGTAAAACCATTACGTCAATGTTCTCCTCCACCCAAACCAAAAAGACAAACTAAAAAATATCTCAATGAAGCATATGAATATGCAAAAAATAGAGCTAAGTGGGAGGCTGCAAAAGACTATTGCGAAGATCGTAGATGGGAATTTAAAGTTATGACTGAGAAAGAATTAGGTATCAAGTAATGGCAATAAGACCCACAGATACAGATATTAATGTTAATAGAGTACGTGGTGTTGCTGATGAAATCATTGGGATAAAAAATCCTGATGATGTTATGATTGGTATTCTTGAAGTTTTAACCGAGGGATCTAAAGTTCCTGAGGCAGGAAAAATATATGTTTTTGTTTATAATGCTAAGACACCCAATATACAATACGACCAAAATCCATTTGTTGCAGTAACTGATGTTATGGCATGGGGATTTCGTGGATATAATTTTCATTGGAATGAAACACGACAATATACTTGGAATGAAGTTGCTGGTGGATTATATGAAGTGTATCCATCAGAGGTAAAAGATTTACAAATGATTCCTTTTGCAAATATTAAGCTAAATACTTGAAAAGTGTCTTTATAGATGGCTGCGAGTAATACCAGTACTTTAAATCTTGGTGGTGATGATGGTAGTTTTGGTCTTAAGGATCCAACACCTCCATCTGCAAAGCAATCACAATCTGCTGCTGAATCAACACAAAATACACAAAACAGTGGATCTGGTCCAAATAATACTCCAGGAAAAAAACCACCTGGTCAAGAACAAGATGGAGAAGTTTTCAGATATCCATATACCAAGTTTCAACCTGGTCAAGATATGTTGAAAATTAGTATCTTTGAGTATGAACCAAATAATGGACTCAGTTTAGAAGGTTTTGCTGGCAATGCTATCACCCAAGGCAAACAGATACCTGCAAAAGGTAATACACCATTTCACAACGAGTATAACGTAGATCTTACTCAACTTAATGTACCTTCATTTTCAGATAGTTTTAATAAATTAGGTGGTGAAACTAAAGGTAGACTTAAAAAAAATTCCAAACATATATTTTTACCGATACCTCAAAGAATTAGTGAT